CCAAAACCAAGCCTGTGGCGAAAAAGAAAGCAGATAAAAAATGAACGATAAAATTCTACCTTTTACAGGCGGAACCACTGCCGATATAGACCCCGATACCATACTCGAAAACAACAAAGGAGAGTATGAATGCGTCATAATGATTGGCTACACTAAAATGGGTGCAGAACGATTTGTTTCTAGCACAGGGGATTCTGCTTTGATGGTATGGTTATTAGAACGTGCCAAAAAAACTATTCTTGAAAGTGCTGATGTGGATGATGAAGAGGAGTGGGTGCAATGAGAAAAAAAGAACCAGTTCCGTTTGCTGGATGGATAGATGACCAAGACGATACAGAGGCTATGTTAAGGGAGCAGATTTATGCCCAGCAACATGAAATAAATAGACTAAAACAAGAGTTAATGGATAAGTCTAAAGAAGATGATTTTGACATGGATGGTAGATGTTAAAAAACATTACCTTGAAGGAAATAATAGACGAAGTTATGCCTATATTGGAGGCGCATGAGAAAAACAAACCTTTTGTGCCTTCTTTTCTAGCTTATGACGTTTATGATGCCAAACATAATCATGTGTATCCTACACACCATTGGTCACAACTAAAAGAAATGAAAAAGAATGCCTAAATATACATGGTCATACTCTAGCCTAGATTTATTTAAACAATGCCCCCATAAGTATTACCGAATGCGGGTAAAGAAAGATGTAGTCGACCCACCTACGGAACATTTGAACTATGGACTAAAAGTCCACAAAGCGGCTGAGGAGTTTATTAGGGATGGAAAGCCTGTTCCTGAGAAGTATGCATTTATACGTGAGCCTCTTGAGCTACTGAGTAAGATCAACGGTAAACATCTTTGTGAAGAACGTTTAGGTTTAACTAGGGCCCTGGAACCATGTGGCTTTTTTGACAAAGATGTTTGGTGGAGAGGAGTAGCCGACCTTATTATTTTAAAAGATGATAGTGCCTACGTGATAGACTACAAAACAGGAAAGTCTGCTAAATATGCCGACACAAAACAGTTGGAAATCCTATCCCTAGCGGTGTTCAAACACTACCCCCAAGTCAAGAAAGTTAAGGGGGGTTTACTTTTTGTGGTAGCCAGCGAGTTGATAAAAGCCGACTATGAGGCAGAGAAAGAGGGGGTCTACTGGATGCGTTGGATTGAGGATACCAATAGGCTGGAAAAAGCGATAGAATTAGATGTTTGGAATCCAAAACCGAACTTCAGTTGCAGTAAATGGTGCGCTGTTAAAGACTGCGTTCATAACGGTAAATCGAATTATAGATAGGTTTAATATGCCATATAAAAACAAAGCAGATCGTAAATACAAGCAAGCCGCAGAGTATGAAGATACTCCCGAACAAGTTAAGAATCGTGTGGAGCGTAATAGAATCCGCCGTAAGTTATTGAAAGAAGGCAAAGTTCACAAAGGTGATGGTAAAGACGTAGCACATAAAAAAGCTATGGACAAGGGCGGTTCAATCAAAGACGGATATAGAATTGAAAGCGCCTCTACAAACCGTTCATTCAAGCGTGATGCCAAAAAGAATTTAGTTTCAGAAACTAGCAAACGTGAACGAAAAAAGTGATATAATAATTTCATGCGTGTAGGGGCAAGTGCGCATAAAGAACTACCCCAGTTAGAGCTCTACTGTATGTAATACCTCACGTTAACGTATAGAGGGTGAACTAACCGATTGACTCCCGTAAGGAGTCACATAAAAAATCGAAAGACCACTTTCGAGCGATAACCCATTGGAGTTTTGAGTGCAAATCATTGATAACAAAGCATTATTGTTAAAGCTAAAAGACCCACAACGGATAACTACTGTTATCCCTAAATCAAAAGTTTTAGACTCAGGCGAAGTGCTAGTGAAGTGGGGACTGGATGAAGCCCAAGTATTAAAGAACCTGAGTATCAAGAACGTGCCGTCTCCGATTGAAGCCCAATACGAGTGGACTGGCGCATACAAACCTTTTGCCCATCAAAAAACAACCTCCGCTTTTCTAACCATGCACCGTAGAGCCTTTTGTTTTAATGAGCAAGGCACAGGCAAAACTTCTTCCGTAATTTGGGCTGCCGACTATTTAATTAACATTGGTGCTATCAAGCGTGTGTTGGTGCTATGCCCTCTATCCATTATGCAGTCTGCTTGGGAGGGCGATTTGTTTAGGTTTGCAATGCATAGAACTTGTGCGATTGCCCATAGCTACTCTAGAGATAAACGAATACAAGCGATTCAAAGTGATGCTGAGTTTGTAATTATTAACTACGATGGGGTAGAGATAATTAGAGACGAAATAGAAGCGGCTAAGTTTGACTTGATTGTTATTGACGAGGCAAATGCCTATAAGAATGTAGCTACTAAACGCTGGAAGACTTTGAAGCAACTAGTTAAACCAACCACATGGGTATGGATGCTAACAGGAACTCCAGCCGCACAATCACCGACAGATGCATATGGATTGGCAAAGATAATCAACCCCGATGGAGTGCCTAAGTTTTATGGTGCGTTCAGAGACCTTGTGATGAATAAAATTACACAGTTCAAATGGATACCAAAACCCAATGCACAAAATGTCATCCATGAAGCGCTTCAACCAGCAATACGTTTTACCAAAGAAGAGTGTCTAGACTTACCTGACATGACTTACACATTTAGAGAGACCCCATTATCTGCCCAGCAGTTAAAGTTTTACGAGGCAATCAAACGGGATATGCTTACCATAGCGGCTGGAGAAAGTATTACAACAGTTAATGCCGCCGCCAACCTAAATAAACTCTTACAGCTTTCGTGTGGAGCGGTCTACTCGGATACTGGAGAAGTCATTGCTTTTGATGCGGGCGGTAGATTGTCAGCGCTCTTAGAAGTTATTGAAGAAGCCAGTCACAAAGTAATTATATTTGCACCATTTAGACACGCAATTGAAATCATTGCAGACGAATTAAAAGCTAAGGGTATACCCGCAGAAAAGATTCATGGTGGTATTTCTGCAACAAAACGAACAGAAATATTTAATTCTTTTCAAACAGAAGATAACCCGCAAGTCCTTGTAATACAACCTCAAGCCGCCGCACATGGAGTAACGCTTCATGCCGCTAATGTAGTGGTGTGGTGGGGTCCGATTACGTCAATAGAAACATACCTACAAGCCAATGCTCGTGTGCATCGTGCTGGTCAACGCAATCCCTGCACTGTGGTGCATTTGCAAGGTTCTCCTGTGGAGAAAAAGATTTATAAGATGTTGTCAGAGAAGGTGGACATTCATACTAGATTAATTGATCTTTATAAAAATATTATGGAAGATACTTGACATTGTATAGTAATGCCCTTATACTGTAGTTGTAGTTATAAAAAGAAAGGAGTGCGAAGTGAGTGATGAACTAAACGCTGAGAAGCTTGTAAAGATTTACGTCAAGATTCGTGACAGACGGCGAGAGATCTACAAGGAAGACAAAGCATTAGAAGAACAGTTGAACTTAATATCTAATGAGATTCTTGAAATATGTAAAGAGCAAGGTTCGAGTTTAATCAGAACCAAATACGGAACTATTTCACGTAGAACTAAAAAGAACTATTACACAAGCGACTGGCATGAATTGTTTAATTTTGTTAAAGAGCACGATGCATTTCCGCTACTGCAACAACGATTACACAATGCCAACATGGAACAGTTTTTGGAGGAAAACCCTGATCTACATCCGCCAGGGTTATATGCGGATACAACAATGAGTGTAGTAATTACAAAAGGTAAGGAATAATTATGAGTAATGAATTATCAGTATTAGGTAGCGGTCTTCCATCCTATCTTAAAGAAGTAGAACTTGACGCAACCACAAGAGCCCTGATGGGTAGTGGTGGCACGGGTGGAATGAAACGTATTTCCATCAAAGGCGGTGTATGGCGCATGATGGTCAACGGCAAAGAAGTTGCTAAGAACGAAGACCGTGCTATGAATGTAGTAGTGGTAGCCGCCGCACCTAAGGTATCCCGCACTTTCTATGCTGGCACATACTCTGAAGGTGGAGAAGCCAAAGCCCCTGATTGCTGGTCAGCAGATGGAGAAGTTCCTGATGCTAAAGCTTCTGCCCCACAAGCTAGCCGTTGTGTAGATTGCGCACAAAATGCTAAAGGGTCAGGACAAGGCGATTCCCGTGCTTGCCGTTTTAGTCAGCGTCTAGCGGTTGTATTGGCTAACGATTTGGAAGGCGAAGTAATGCAGTTAACTCTGCCAGCTTCTTCTATCTTCGGCGCTGGAGAGCCAGGAAAATGGCCTTTGCAAACTTATGCCAAGATGATTGGTAGCAAGGGTGTTCCTATTACTGCGGTGGTAACTGAGATGCGTTTTGATACAGAAGCCGCTACACCTAAGATTACCTTCAAGCCATTACGTGTTTTAGATTCTGATGAGCATGAGATGGCTATTACTCAAGGTAAATCTGACAAGGCTCTCAAAGCTATTACCATGACTGTGTCTGATACTGATGGTGTAAAGCCTAAGTTGTCAGCACCTAAAAAGGTTGAGCAAGCCCCTGCGGATGAAGTAGTTGCCGAGCCAGTCAAGCGTGTGGCTAAGAAAGACGAAGCCCCTGCACCAAAGAAAGACATTTCTAAGATTCTTAGTGATTGGGACGATGCATAATGCCTAAAGGATATTCGCTAGCAATGGCGGAGGAAATTAAATCCGCTGACCCCAAGCTACTTGGGGTTAAGTTAGGCAAGTTTTGTTTAAGTAGGGATATACCCGTACAAGATGTGGCAGAGCACTTCAAAGTTAGTAGAATGACTGTCTATGCTTGGTTTAAAGGTGAATCAATCGTATCAGGCAAATACGCTGAAAAGATGACAAAACTGCTTGCAAAAGTAGGTTAATGGTAACGAGGGGGGCTAGGTTAGCTACCGAAAAGAGTGTGTGCCGTAACACTCCTGCCCAATCCTTTAATAATAAAAAACGGCACAACAAGGACGGCTATGCTTTCGAGGACAGAGTTTCTATCTTTAGTATTACCACCCCTACAAGAAGGGGAACAGTATTGCAGTTGGGGCAATAGTGCAGTTGAAAAAAATTTGATTGAACAGAAGTTTGTAGGAAGTATTGAAGAACTCAGTGCTGAAGCAGATAGACTAGTTAGTGAGAATTTTAATTCGTTCTTTGCACTGGCAAAATTTACATCCGCAGACCAAGGTCGATATGCGACTAATGCGGTAGCTTTAAAGTCTTTTTTCCTAGACGTTGATTGTGGTGAGGGTAAACCCTATACCGATATAAATGCTGGTTTAATGGCTCTTAAAAGCTTTTGCAAAGCCACGGGGCTACCTAAGCCTATGGTGGTTAAATCAGGTCGTGGAGCGCACGTTTATTGGGTTCTAGACAAGGAAATACCTAGAGCCGAGTGGAAGCCTTTTGCCGAGCGTTTGAAGCAGTTATGTGTGGAGCATGACTTCAATGCTGACCCTTCTGTAACAACGGATGCGGCTAGGATTTTGCGTGTGCCTGACACCTTGCACCTTAAAGACTTTAAGAACCCTATTCAGGTAGAAGTTCTAATGACTGCATCAGTTGTAGCATTAGACGACATAGCTGGTATCTTGACCCCTACTGAGGAGATTCTCAAAGCCTTGGATAAGGCGGAGTTCAAGCGCCCTATGGATGCCACTACGTTGGCACTGATGGGTAGCAGTCAGGCTAGATTTAAAACCATAATGATTAAGTCGTTATCAGGTGAAGGTTGCAATCAATTAGCCCACATCTATCAAAACCAAACCGATTTAGAAGAGCCACTTTGGAGGGCTGGATTAAGTATCGCCCAGCATTGTGTAGACAGAGATTCGGGTATTCATAACCTATCTAAAAAGCATCCTGAGTATAGCCCTGAGGAGACCGATAGAAAGGCTAACGAGACAAAAGGTCCTTATACCTGCGAGACTTTTAAGAAGTTAAACCCCAGCGCCTGTGAAGGTTGCACTTTAAAGATTACATCTCCTATCCAATTAGGCAAAGAGATTATTGAGGCTACTGAAGAAGACAACACGGTAATGGACATTGAGCCAATTACTAAGGAACTCAAGACATTCACAATACCTTCTTATCCGTTTCCATATTTTCGTGGCAAGGGTGGTGGTATCTATGTGCATAGAAAGTCTAAAGAAGATGATGAGGAAGAAGATGCGCTTGTCTATCCCTATGATTTTTATGTGGTTAAGCGGATGCAAGACCCCGACCACGGCGAGACTTTGTTGTTTAGATTACACCTACCAAAAGATGGTGTAAGAGAGTTCATTATGCCTTTGGCTACTGTGATGGCTAAAGATAGATTTAGAGACACAATCGCTTCTCATGGACTTGCCGTGCTAGGTAAAAAGCAAGACGAGTTAATGGGATACGTAACAAAATGGGTGGAGCAATTGCAACTAACAACTGAAGCCGAGAAGGCGCATAAACAATTTGGATGGATTGAAGGGGATGGAGCAATCATTATTGGCGACAGGGAGATACGTGCAACTGAAATAGCATATAGTCCGCCATCTTCCCCAACCCTACCAATCGTTCCGTTCTTTCAACCTAAGGGAGACTTCCATGTATGGAAAGACGTTATTAACTCGTATGGCAGGGAAGGTATGGAGAACCGTGCTTTTGCCTTCTTTATGGGCTTTGGCTCTCTACTTATGCGTTTTACTAACCTTGATGGTTTCTTGCTTAACTTACTTAGCCGAGAGTCTGGAAGCGGCAAGACAACGGTACTTCATGCGATTAACTCGATATATGGAAGACCAAAAGAACTCCTAATGTCGCCTAAAGATACATACAACTTCCGTATGCAACGCTTTGGAACTATGCAAAGTCTTTGTGCCACTATGGATGAGATTACCAATATGCCAGCAGAGCAAATGTCAAATCAGGTTTACGACATTACTTCGGGTAAAGGTAAGAACCGTATGAAACAGCATGAGAACGCAGAACGGCTTAACCATTCTAAATGGGCTTTGGGTTTAGTTACCTCTTCGAACCGATCAATCACTGACTCCTTGTTATCTATTAAGAGTTTCCCTGAGGGCGAACTAATGCGTATCTTGGAGATTCAAGTCAAAGCAGAGGATGCAGATGCTACATGGTCTAAGCAACACTTTGGCAAACTTATGAACAACTATGGTCATGCCATTGAGCCGTATGCTCAAGCTTTAGTAAGCCAGTTACCTATGGTTATTGAGACCATGACCAAGATGCAAGAGCGTGTGGATAAGGCGGCAGATATTAAGAACACCGAGCGCTACTGGTCTGCTATGGCTACGATTGCTATAACGGGGGGTACGATTGCCCAAGCTTTAGGACTGCACGACATTCCTGTTAAGCCTGTGTTTGACTACTCTATAAACCTGATTAAGGAAACCCGTAACCGCAACAGAGAGTATATGTTTGATAACGATGAATACTTGGGTGGATTCTTACAGCGTCACTTCCATGAGATTTTGGTTATCAATGGCAACAGGGATGCACGTAATGGTTTAGAGCATGGACCAATCAGAGAGCCTAGAGGAGCCTTAGTGTCTCGTTACGAGCCTGATACTAAACTGCTCTACGTGGTGGTTAAAAGCTACCGTGATGATTGCGCCAAGAACTTTATGAACTTTGAGGAATCCCTAGCCCAATACCGCAAGAATAGTTCTTTACTGGGTACTAAGAAGAAGCGTATGACGGCTGGAACGGTGGCAAATACCCAAGCCCCTGTAAATGCCCTGTGCTTTGATACTACTAAATTGGACTTCTTTAATGAGACTGTGCTACTAAATGCTGAAGATACTGAATCTGCCCTTATTAATCCAGTGGGAGAAGTTTAAACCTGGAACTTCGTTTTTTGTGCCTTGTATTGATAGGGCTTTGACCGAGAGGTTTGTTACAACAGAGGCCCGGCGTTTACAGATTAACATCATCTGTAAACACGTTATAGAAAAAGGCAAGTATGGGGTTAGAGTTTGGCGGACTGATGGTATACTTGAGCCGCACTCTCCTCCTATCGAGGTTTAGCCCCTACTAGTTAGGGGCTTTTTTTAATCTTCTTCGTCAAAGAACTTATCTTTAATCTCAGGCAATAGCTTCTTATTGAAGGTTACACCATTAATCATGTTACGTTCTGCGGCTTTACGTGCGGATTGAGACTTTTGCAGAGTTGTGCCTGTAATTCTATTTCCTGGGTGGGCGGCATTAAAGTCGTTAATATCTTCTCTAGCCTCTGCCATTAGGTCATAATCACTGCCAGTACGAGCCATGTCGTACATATTTAAGAGACGCTGGCGCTTGTCTGCCACTTTCTTTTCATAGCCCTTGGCGGCAGAAGTAATCTCATATTTGGAAGATAGGGAAGCTGGACTAAAACCAATAACCTGCATCATAGCGTTATAAGCATTAATGTCTTCTTCTACTGGGTCGCCTTTCAAGGTGCGAGCCCCTTCCACCATGTATCTAGTACCCTTCATGCCGTTACGAATAAAGCTAGGCATTACTGCCTCAATAGCACGTTCTGTATGCCCTTCGTTAAACATCTTTGCGGCATTTTCTACGTTAACTAAATAGCTACCCGCTGGACCAAATGCTTTTTGCATAGCACCTAAAACAAGTCCGTCACTTGCACGGGGGTCATCTCTCCAAACCAAGTCCTGTGCAACACCTACACGGTTGGATATTTCAAGGTTGGTAATAAAGTTAACTGGACCTTTGTACATGAGTTCGCCAAAAAAAGCACGTAAGTCCTCATGGAAGTCATATGGTTCGTCATCATCACCAAACAACGCATGGAGCATTTGACCCATAACTTGGGCTAATCCCATGAAGGGTAAACCCTTAACACCAGCAAAGGTGCTAGTCATAAACATAGTGCGTAGTAATTGACGGCGGGCTGCGTCACGAATTTCTTTAGACTCACCTTTAAATGCCTGTTGAAAAGCTCTAGCCATTAAGAAAGCACTGTTCCAAGCAAACGATTTAAATGTAAAGAACACACGACCTATTGGGTTTTGCATCCACTTAGGAGCAGTTTCAGCCATGCCTGATGTGTGAACATCTTTTACAGTATCTGCAGCAAGGCGCAAAGCTTTTTCTTCTGAGAACCCATTAGCTTTAGCTAAATCATAGGCAGCAATAGCGGTAACGGCACGGTTGTATTTCTCAGTTGCGGAGAAAGGAATAGACAGACCATCTAATATCTTAGCTTTAAGCCCAACATAATCCTCAGTAGAAACACGGCGACCTTCCATTAACTCTCTAGCTTGCGTATGTTCTAACTGCCCATGCTCTTGCAAGTAGTCGTACAGTCCTTTGTACTTAGAGTTTGTGTTGTTGCCCTTTAATACCCATTCAGAGAGATCGGA